CAGGTGGATGCGGTTGCTTGTATCAGACAGCTCAGCGCTATCTTTTATAAGCTCAAGTTGCCATATTCTATGGATCAAAAGGATGCCACCGTCCAGGCCTTTCTCAAGGCCGAAGACGATCTGCGCTCCCTCGATCTGACTCAAGAGGCTACCCAGCCTCTGCTCTCACGAGCGAGAGTCATCGTACATCGTTTACTTGGAGGGGTTAACCCCTTCGATATACGACCAAGACATGGAAGTGGGGCAAGCGCTTGCCGGGTTAAACCCTGGGAACGCTATGAATCGTTTCGGTATATTGCGCGTCTCAACGACGCGTATCCGTATGATTCATTCTTCTTCTACTCACCGACGCATCTGGCTGACCAGCTGGATAAGTTAGTAGACGCTGAGGAAGATGACCCCGTGGCACGTGTAGTCTTCGTCCCGAAGGACTCCCGAGGGCCGCGGCTTATTAGCTGTGAACCAAGGGAATTCATGTTTGTGCAACAAGGCCTTATGGCTCTGATGTACGAACGTGTCTCAAGACTACCGGCGATAGCTGGACAGATCGGTTTTACCGACCAGTCTAGAAATCGAGTATTATGTCGCGAAGGCTCCATCACTGGAGCTTACGCGACACTCGACCTAAAGGAAGCCTCTGACCGCGTCAGTTTGGAACTAGTTCGGAAACTGTTCCCTGCTGACTGGGTTACCGCCCTTGAATCATCTCGATCCAAGGCGACTGAGCTCCCTGACGGAACACTTGTTCCGTTGAGCAAATTCGCACCGATGGGATCAGCTTGCTGTTTCCCTGTCGAGGCGATATGCTTTTGGGCTATCGCTCTTGCCGCTATCTGTCGTGATTCACGAGACTACATAAGTAGGCTCTTCACTGACAGGCTCACCGATGCTGACTTCCGATTGTCAGTCTTTGGTGACGACATCATTGTGCCGACCGAATATTCGGAAAGCGTAATTCAGGCACTTGAAATGGTTGGCTTTGTAGTCAACCTGGACAAGTCTTACTGGACGGGCCCCTTTAGGGAGTCCTGTGGCGGCGACTTCTTCGCAGGAGTCGACGTTACTCCAGTTAGGTGTAAAAACCTACCTGACAATGATGACTGGACGGTCAAACTTCGAATGGCTGATCTTATTAACAATTTGATCATTAAATTCGAAGACCGAGTTACAACCGGCCGACTCCACAACCTCTTCGAGGAGTGGTTTGGACCTGTTCCTAAGTCTAGCAACTTCTTTACGACGTTGCCTGACTGGGATACGACGTTTCTAATGGGGCCCTCGGGCCTTGTTGAGACGTCGGAAAGTCCTCAGACGACCAAGGCTTTCAAAGGCCTTGCTCTGAAGTCGGACTTCACGGATGTACCGAGCATCTACCGAAAACGATTTAACCGTTGCCTGCAAAGGCGCGAGTATCGTATTCCGGTAGAATGCAGCATCATCGTAGAGATCGATGCTGATCGCTGGGGCCAGATCCTCCGCCGTGAGCTCTTGGAGCTCTCGGAGGAACCGAC